TGTATTTTCCAAACTCTGCACCTTCTGGCTTTTCGTCAGACGATAGTAATATGCCCGAGTCGTCTACACGCCAAATAGTGAATTTATTGCCTTCGTCGTCTTCGACTTCTAAACCACGAGTCCACCTTCCGTGTTCAATAAGGATCCATTCGCCAACTTTAAAATCTGTTTGTTCTGGACCTACTGCAAAGATTTTAGCCCAACGAGGTTTAACACCTTCGCTTTTACCGTCGTCACTTAGGAGTACAATTCCTCCTTTGGTTTTTTGTTCTCCAAAATTCATATCTCTAACTAGGATATGTTTTTGTACAGGTCTAATCTTACTTGCTTGTGCCTTCATTCGTTACCCTCTGGATCCATATCTTTGATATTCTTTTTAACGGCAGAGTTAGGCGCTTCACGCATAATGTCTTCACGTTTACGGATAATTTTGCCACCTGGTCCTAATTCGTCGCCGCGGGCGTTTACTTTTACATTACCAACTGCTACAGTCATTTCGTTCTGCATAACTAACTTGTTCATGTCGACTTCTTTGCCCTGCATTGAGCGGTATACTTGTCTTTGTTGTTCTTTCATTGCCATATTAATCTCCTAGGATTATGCTTTTACTTATCTCAGGAATTCCTGCCAGTCTAAATTATATTTGATACTATCGATGTTATGAACACCAATTAAGAATAGTACATAACTTGCCACACTAGATCCGCGCCCTATACCCCATACTACACCTTCTTTCGAGCAAGTGTCTACAAAATACTTTAACCAGCGCAACAAATCTAGCATGTTTCTTGCTTTGTAGGCATTTAATTCGTCTATTAGTCTTTGGTAGTTTTGTTTAGGACATGCATTAACCAAAAACCCTTCTATGTCCATTTGTTTATAATCGTTGGGCATATTCCACTGTTTTTGCCATTCTTCGTCGAGTTGTTTGGCAGTTAGTGTTGGGCTATTAATTGGTTCAATAAATCTTAGTCCAGTTGCACCTTCGTATTGGAGTATTTCCCAGTTACGGTCTTCGACAAATATGATATCGTCTGGAGTGGGCCGATGGCCTTTGTACAAAGCATCAAACAAGTCCTGCTCGTTAAATATTGGGTTTGAATAGTTGTCTAATCGCATTCAACTATATTAGTTGACTTTGATCAGTTTGTCAAGATCTTTATTACGAGTATTCATCATTTTTTCGTAGGCAAGGCGCTGACGTTTAGCCATTTCTTCTTTGTAAGTGTCCAACGCCATAGCAATTTGTTCTCGTAATTCGAAACTGCCAGTGGCAAAGTATTTTCGAGTTAATTCGTTTATCCTCGAATCTACTTCGCCGTCTTTAAGAGTTGATAAATCGCCAATTAATGGATGCATATTACCAGCTTGCGATTGCAGCTCTTCTCCAAGTATTAGTAGCAGTGCAGATATAGATGTAACTACTATCGTATGCAATTTGTCCAGCAAGTCCAGTTGAGCTGGCTGTTCCTGGTGCAGCTACAATTTCCCCAGGCTGTACGCCTTCGATAACACAACTATTATTACCAATTACATACCACTTACCTTGAATGTATTGTAAAATACAGCAATCGCCTGTTGTACCAAGAACAATGGAACCAGAACCAACACCTTTCCAACCTGCGTTTGTAACACTTACAGTCATTGTGCCTGACGCCGACTTCATTACTAATGTCTTAACTTGTCCTTCGACTCCGTCAGCTAAAGAACAACTTTCAGTTCCTGCTGTGCTAAAGTAGCTTACTGATCTATCTAAATTGATTGAAGCAGAAGGAGCAACGTCTTCGCTACCATTAAATGATAAACGAGCCATAGTCCAGTTAGTGCCATCACAAACTAATGTTAATGATCCATAACTTCCGGCAATTGCTACATTTCCTGCAACTCCGTTGATTTGAATAGCTGCATCGCCCGGATCGATAGTAATAGGATTATTACTAGCATTTCCACCATCGAATATATTAACTATGGTTCCTACGCTTGGGGCTAGTGGTAATGTAATTGTAATAGCATTATTTGTTGTGTCAGCTAAAATACTTTGACTTCCGGCAACAGTATAATTTTTAACAATTTTAACTGGGCCGCCACTAACAGTAACAGGATATTCTGCACCAACTTTTGATGTTTCTGTATAACTTGCAACGCTATGCATAGCAGAAACTGTCAACTGAGATCCGTTTGGAGTTCCTACAGTTGAAGGAACTGGAGTTCCATTTGGTTCTAATAACAACTGAAATGTTGTACTTGTGCCGCCTGTTTTAATGTAGTAAGTAGTTCCACCTGAATCGTATCCAAATAAACTTGGAGTTCCGACATCCGGTGTCCATGTACCGCTAATGCGTATTGGTTGATTAGTTCCTAATGAACAACTGCTAACTTGAATTTGCCCAGCAGAACCAAGAATTACCAAGTTGCTTAAATTAAAATCTGCAACTAGTGGAAGATCTGCTTGTTTGCCGTATAGGTATAGCGGACTTGGCGTATCTTCTGTAATTAATATTTCTGTGTAAGAACCTGCGGTTCCTGCGGTTCCTACAACAGTTACATTTGATGAATAGTCGATAATTGTTCTTTCGCCAGGTTCGTTGTCCGGATTAACAACAGTATCTGGGGTAATTGAAAAACGTAAATCGTATCCAAAATTTGAACTGTCAATTTGACTAAATCTGTATTTTTTACCTACTTTAAAAGTGCTAAACCCACTAGTTTGTTCACCGTTATTAGTTGATAGTGCTACGTTGTTAAGGAAGAATACAGGTTGTGTTCCGCTACCGTTGTCATCTACAGTTACGTTATATGTAACTAAATCAACGTTGTTAGTCCATCTGCTTTGCCCTGCATCATATTTTAACGAATCCCCTGTTCGAGGATTTGCTATGTTAACATTTGAAATCGATCCAATGTCGGCAATTGTGACTGAGCTGGTTGTTAGTGTTGTATTTCCAGTAACAGTCAAGTTGCCGGTAATAACAGTATTGCCGCCAACATTTAAATTTTTTCCAATGCCAGCGCCACCTAGGACTTGTAATGCACCAGTAGCCGAACTTGTTGAATTTGTAAGTTCGTCTACGTTTAATGTTCCAACTCGCACCGATGTATAATTTGTAAATGATGTATCCAAGTTACTGACATAATTTACATAAATCTTTTTAGTAGTATCGCCAGTCCATGTCCACGCTTCAATTACTTGATCAGCTCCGTTAGGGTTTAATAATAATGGTAATGAAAAATCTGAAGAAGGCGTAATAGTCCCAGAACCTTCAGTATTCAATGTAACCGATCTCCATGGCTTAACTGTACCAGTTCCGCTGCCTTTTGTTGTTGCAATAAACACAACGCCCACAGTCATACCGTTTAGTGTTGATGATGTTACTGTTTGTCCGCTAATGTCAACAGTATAAGTTCCTGCTGCACCTGTTCCTGATAATGTAGGATTTTCAGTTTGTGTAGCAATAATTTTTGTACCAGCAGCAACAGTGCCTCCAGTAATAAAAGTATTCAATCCTAGTGTTCCGGAAGTCACTGAACTAACAGTTAATGTATTTCCGTTAATACTACCAACAAATATAGCAGTTGGTTCGGCACCCATGTTAACAAAATTAGTATTGTTTACTTCGTTAATAGTATAACGTTTTCCAATAACAACATCGTTACCTACGGATACAGATGAACCGTTGCTACGGAAATGTGCTCGAACTTTTGCATAATTTCCTGAAACAGGCCAGTTGGTGAATGTGAATATTGAATCAGTAGTTAATGTAAATGCTTGTAAAGAACCTTTTTCAACGTCTATGTTAGCAGTTCCAGATACTGACTGAGCATATGATGTTCCGTGGAAGTTTGTATAGTTACCGTTGAAAATATTACTTCCGCCCAAATCGTTAGAAAGTACACCTCCCTCAAGTGCAGATTTTAACAAAACTTTGCTTTGTAAATCTTCAATTTCGCTTTTAGCATTAATGAAATTCGTTTTAATTGCAGAAAAATTATCACGAAAGCCTTGGCTATCGTTGTCTTTTCCAGCAACGGGATACGTACTGTCAATATTTGTTTCGTTTATTTGGCTGCTCATATGGTTATCCTATCATTTCTGAATACTAGGTATTTATCTGCGGTTAAACCTTCAACCGCGTCAATTATGTATCGATCCGCTGTATAATCTAGTTGGTTAAAACTAAAATCTGTAGTTTTTATATAATTTTTAATGTTCAGTAATATGTCGTCTGCTGCGCCCACTTTACAGTAGCAAATAGGAACAGCCAGCTGAAAATCCAGTTCCTGTTTAGAATTTGGTTGAATACTACGCATCCATAGCGGTAAGTAGTTTCTTTCAGCTCCAAACTGCTCTCCAGAGTCAGACCAGTTTTTAAATCTGTCCCTCCAGTTGGAAATGCTGTTTGGAAAGTAAGCTGACGGATTAGGATTTGAAACTTCATACCCTTGGCTATCTACAGATATAATTTGATCTGGGCGTTCTTTATAAGGTTCGTCAACAATTAAATCGCTTAAACTTCTACTCCAGATAGAATTGCTAGAATCAACTGTAATTTGTTTAGGTTGTCGGCTTAAATTTTCTATCTTATTAGCAAGTCGTTTTCCATTTGGTTCTAACGGATCAATCATTTCAACATATATTATTTCGTATACCGCAGTCTTTGTACCAGGTAAAAATGCTGTTGCTTTTTTAATATTGCCAAAATGGAACCTCTTACGCTTGTGATTCAACCCCATAGCACTTACATAAGTGGCTGCTTCTTTAGTTTCAATACCTGCAAATACTAGCATTGATAATTCTGTTTGTATTCCAAAATTTGGATCGTTAGCACGGAAAATACTCAACGGAGTAAACACTGTTGCATTGTTAATAAATTCTCTCCATATATTTCTTTGTTCAGTTTTAAGGAAAGGTTTTACTCTTATATTGCTGTAAACTAATTGATTTGGAGTATCAACTGAAATTCTAAAAGTTCTACTAGTTGCACTATAACCATATTGGTCTTGCGCCTTTACAGTAAATTCAAAAATTCTATCAATACTAGATGAGTCACCGTCAAATGTAGTTGCGTCAACAGTAAAGTCAAAAGTAGTTAAACCCGGAGAGATGATATTTTCAAAAGAGTCTAATGTGGCGTATTGATTAACTTTTCCTATAATTTCACCATTTAGGTCTAAACTTAGTCCTGGAGGTAATTGACCACTGATTATTGTATATAATATAGTGTTGTTATTAATATTTGATATTGCCTTAACACTTAATGTAGAAACAAAATTGGCGTTTATTGATCCGAGATCCGATGGTGTTTCCCAATTTAGAATGCTGTCTACTTCACCTAAAAGATCTACAGTGAATATTTTAGGAGTTTTTGCAAATTCTCCACTGTCACTAATTTTGATTGCAGATACCGTAAACTTGTAAGTTTTTGTTATAGCTGGCTGATAAGGAACCAATCCAAATATTTCAGCATTATTTTCATCAAATGCCATTCCAGGAGGAAGTTCGCTTACAGTTCCGATTAAAAAATCAACGTTGTCTGGAATATTAACTTGTAATGGCTGGTACAATGTTAGTCTATATTCATTGTTGCCAAGCGATACAACATTTGTAACTGAATGTAATGTAGTCGATCCAGATATCTGTCCTGCAAAAGTTAACCGGTGTCCTACTTGCGGCGCAACTGTAGTTAAGGTAGTTGTTAGGTAAGTGCTACCTACTACGTTATCTTCTTCTAATCTTTTTCTAGTTTTTGCTCTGCTATCAGCATTAACTTGTTCTAAACTGTAAATTACGTTTTCTGTATCGTATGTATCAAGTATCAGCGTAACATAGTTGTTTGCTCTGTACAATCCTAGATAACTTGAAGTAATCCAAGTTGGCGGACGTAAGTAAGTAACGTCAGCTGTAAAAAGAGGATTGCCATCTAACCATGTTGTATTGTCAGCACGGAAAAAATCATCGCCTACTACAAATATTTTAAATTTTCTTTTGCTAAAACTATCGCCATCGGTAACTGTTATTACAAATTCGTATGTGCGATTTAATTTTTTAGGTTTATTTTGTTGTAGTGCAAAATCAAAAAATACACTATCATAGATATAGCTATCGTAGCCGTTAGTTGGTACAAATGCAAAATCGTAAGCAACTGCGTCGTACGAGCTATTTGAGTAAGTTCCGTCACCGTCTTCGGGTCTAATAGCTAATGTTGGTTGTACAAAACCTACAATACGTCCATCGTTTGTTAATATTAATCCTGGAGGAAGAGCTCCGTCGTCTTTTGCTATAAAATAACTTAATTTTTGACCTGTTGTAGTATCTGCATCAATAACTTGTAGTTGATAATCTACATAGCTGTTGTCCATTACAAATAGCTCTTGGTTATCACCAATGTCTAGCAAGCCTGCAGCTGTGATAAATTCTGGTTTGTCTTCGCCTTCGATAGTAATAGAAAATGTTCTGTCAGCTATTTGACCATCCTTACTAGCTCTAATACAAAAGTGAAAATCTGTAAGCCTTGGAACCTCAAAAGCTGATCCAGAGATAACCCACTTGTTTATTTCAGTATTATAATTTAATCTTAAACCGCCCGGTAATTCTCCAGATATAATATTAAAATTAACACCAGTTTCGTCTTCAACAGGTAGCAAAAGTTGTAACATATTTCTTTCGCTGAACGCTAAACGTGATGCGACACCAGTTCCAGGTGTTATATATGTAAGATTTGTAATTGTATTAGTGGCTTCAGGACCAGCTTCGACACCTGTATTTGTTGCAGTGAATACAATGCCAACAGTGTTTTGTGGAGCTCCGATTTTTCTAAAATCAGTTGTACCAACAGTTTGTATTACATACTGATAGCCAACAATAAAACTTCCTGATGCGACTGATAAGTTTGTACCGGGTTCCTGTCCAAAATTCCAGCCTGTTGGTTTAGTCCATACATTTAATGGCATACTAAATCTCTGTTAAGCAATAGAACCAAAGTCTAAATTTGTACCGGACGGATCATCAACTGAAAATCCGGAAAAATCTGGTTTTGTTCCATTCATGTTTAAATCTGTATTTGGCGCATCTATAACATCTACAGTACCGTCAATGAATGATCCAAAGTCAAGAGTTACAGAGTTTGAATTTATTAACAGTTCAATTAATGCGTTGGTTGTTCTTACATCAATTCCAAATACTGTAGTTTGTACATCTCCACCGTCGACATCACCAATTATAATATTGTTTCCGTTAAGTTTTAAATCTGCTGTTAAATTTGGAGCAGGATCATTTTCTAGTAATGATAGTCCTTTTAAGTTTACAGTATTATCTGTTGTTGTAATTTCAACAGAACCGTCTGTACTAGTTAATGATTTAAATTCTAACGTTAAGTTATCGTTATCTCTACGTTTAAAAATGCCTGCACCAGAGCCAACATTTTCTCCGCTGATAATGCCTAAAGTGCCGCCAACTAGTTCAAAGTTAGCATTTACTTTTAAAAACGCAGTGCGTAAGTCGTCGCCTGTTCCGTCGTTTGCATAGTTACCTAAATTAATTGTTTGTATTGGCATAGTGCGTTCTCTTTATAATATTTACCGTTTAATATCTAACAGTCTTAAGGACGAATGCCTTCGGTTGCTAGTTTTGCTACTATCCTGTCTATTGCTTGTTGTATAGTAGTTGGAGGAGTTCCGTCCCAGTCGCCTGGCACTGCCGCAGTATAGGCAGTACTTTCTAATACACTTGCTCCTGTACTATCAACAATATCACCACCTGCCGGCATCTGTAGTCTTCCGCCATTTGTAAAAGTCCAGTCATATTCAAATGGTGGAGCACTTGGAGCGCCGCCTGGACCTAATGCTCGTAAAACTACGTTTCCTTGAGTTGTTGCTTCAATAGTTCTTCCGGTTATTGAAAAATCCCCTAGATCGGCACCGCCTGACGCTATTGAATTATACAGTTCAACAAAGTTAGTTTCGGCATGATCGATGCTGTCCTTGAGTTTATCAAAGGCTGTGCGTAATGGATCTCCAGTTTTGTCGTTAGCACTTGTACCGTTGTTCACAACTAAATCATTGGTTGTGATTTTTGTTTTTAAACTTAGTCTAGCCATTATACTCTCCCTACCGCAACTTGGATAATACCAGCTTCGCCTGTATCTTTATCCTCTAGTGCTTTACCAATGATTGACCCTAACACTGGGTTGTTTGCTTTCATTGCACAACCAACACTAGTTGCTGTTGTCAGCAAGTCTCCTTTCTTTACCCGCCCCACTACCCAACACGGCACCCTGCCCGCCAGTGCAATACAGACTTTAATACCTGTTTGCTCACTGTTCATGATGTAAGCTGGATTAGTTGTTACGATACCTGCTGACCTTGTGTCATTCATCTTGTTAGTTGTAGTTACTTCTTTATCTCCACCAAACACTAGTACAGTACCAGGTGTGTATTCTTGATCACCTTCATAGTATTCTGCTAAGTCAGCGTAGGTTGCTTGTAAACGGCTTGAACCGTTTAATGACCAGTAACCACTAATAACACCGCTAGTAATGTCAGAACCGGCACTTAATGTTGTAGTTTTTAATGTACCAGCAGTTGCGTCAAATATACTTGAACTTCCTAAACTCCAAGTACCAGTTAATGTACCAGCTGTACCAGCAGCACCGGTTGTAAGAGTTGTTGACTTCAAAGAACCACTTGAGAAATCCCAAGTACCAGTTGCGGTTGTAGTTGTATTAACACTTGTGCTACCTACACTAGATGCAATTTTAAATCCTGCAGGAGTATAGAATTGAACAGCATTAGTTCCAGCGTTTACATCAATAATTGTATTGTTTCCAATTTTGTATGCAGTTGACTTTACGTAGCCGTTGCTGATATCCAAGTTTCCGCTAATGTCTGTTTTAGTCAAACTGCTAACTTCACCAGTTGATGTGATTTTCTGAACACTATAAGTATTGTTGGATGTACCAGTACCATCGTAGTTTACCAACATAGCATAGCCAGTTAGCGCAGTTGCACCAGAACCAAACGATGCATTTTTAATACCATCGCCTGAAGTAACAACGTTGCCAAAAGTAATGTCGCTTAGAACACCAGTTCCAGCACCTGAAGCACGACCTAGTACAGTTCCTTGGCTAGCATGTTGTAGTTTGCTATAAACAATACCAGTAGTTTGGTCAGTAGAATCTTTTAATGAAATCCAACCGTTAGTTGAATTAAATTCAGTGTTCTTAAACGATGCAAGGCCTAAATCAGCTTGTGCGATACTTGTAGCATTGGCTCGTGTGCTAGCCGCTGTCATAGCTAAC